AAGTTCTTCATGTGAACTTCCATAGCAGAGAGGCACCTCAGTGTCGGACCTCTCTGTAATTTGGCTTTTAGCCCCGTACGCGGGATACCTATTAGCCGTCTAGACGGTGGGATAGACCACAAAACTTGAATTTAGAATTGTGCACGATGATGATTTATACCCTCAAACATTTTAAAACATAGATAAATGGCACATCAAAATGCCTCTGGTACCTCTACTTCGTTAACCCGTCAGGGTCAATCGAACAGTACAGGTGACGCAAGAGCACTTTATTTAAAGTTGTTCTCAGGAGAGATGTTCAAAGGCTTCCAGCACAATGCTATAGCTAGAGATCTTCTTATGAAGAGAACACTTAAGAACGGCAAATCATTGCAGTTCATCTACACAGGTCGCACCACAAGTGAATTTCACACACCAGGAAAACCAATCTTGGGTAACAGTGATGGCGCACCTCCAGTAGCTGAGAAAACTGTGACAGTAGATGACCTACTTATCAGTTCAGCTTTCCTTTATAATTTAGACGAGACCCTTGCTCACTACGATTTGAGGTCAGAGATCTCTCGTAAGATTGGGTATGCTCTCGCTGAAAAATATGACAGACTCGCTTTCAGAGCTGTTACACGTGGAGCAAGATCAGCATCACCTATCACTAAGTCTAACTTTGTTGAGCCAGGTGGAACTCAGATTCGTGTTGGTGCAACAACCAACGACTCCGATGCTTATGTTCCTGCGAACTTAGTAAACGCTTTCTATGATGCAGCTGCTGCATTAGACGAGAAAGGAGTAAGTACTGACGGAAGAGTAGCGGTATTAAACGCACGTCAATATTACGAATTGATCCAGCAAACTGGAGATTCAGGTCTAGTTAACAGAGATTCACAAGGTACAGCCAGACAATCTGGTAATGGCATTGTAGAGATCGCTGGTATCAAGATCTACAAGTCAATGAACATTCCGTTCCTTGGCAAATATGGTACTGCTTACGGCGGAACCACAGGTGTTACAGCACCAACAAACACAGGCTCATTCGTGAGCGTAACCCCAGAAGATGCCTCTGGTGCAACAACCGGTATCAACAACGACTACGGTACTAACTCTGAACTCGGAGCTAAGTCTTGTGGACTTATCTTCCAGCGTGAAGCTGCTGGTATTGTTGAAGCTATTGGACCTCAAGTACAAGTAACCAAGGGTGACGTTTCAGTCATTTACCAAGGTGATGTGATACTTGGTCGTTTAGCACTCGGCGCAGATTATATTAATCCTGCTGCTGCAGTCGAATTGTATGTAGGTGCTTCAGCTCCTTCTGCATTCTAACTATTAAGGGGAGTCTATATGGCTCCCTTTTTTTTATTCATAAATATTTATACCTATGGCTTTCCCTACCACTAATGCTGCTCAAGAATTACCTGCAATAAATCAAATCCTTATGGCTTGTGGTCAGGCTCCTGTCACCACTTTGGATGAAACCAACCCAGACGTTGCGATTACTTATCAAACACTTTTAGAAGTTAGTAGAGAAGTTCAAAGTGAAGGATGGTCCTTTAATAAGGAAGCACATTATGAAATGACACCAGACTCAAACAATGAGATTCTGATAGCAAACAACATATTGCAGATTGACCTTAGTAGGTCTCATGCAGATGACAAACATGCGATAAGAAGAAACGGAAAACTATACGACAAGGAACATCACACAGATCAATGGACAGATGGAGCAGTTGATTGCGATATCGTATGGCTATTTGACTGGGTAGATTTACCACGTCCTATACAAGATTACATAACAGCTAGAGCTTCCACTATTGTCTCTAGTCGGATAGTAGGAGATCAAACTCAATACCAAATCCTCCAACAAAAGGAGGCATACATGAGAGCTATGGCACTTGAGTATGAAACAAGCCAAGGTGATTATTCATTCTTTGGACACCCTGACGGATCACACCCATATGTCAGTTATCAACCATATAAAGCACTTAGTAGATAATGGCAGCAGTAACTCAAAGGGTAGCTAACTACCTTAGTGGTGTATCGAAACAACCAGATAGTAAGAAGCTTCCAGGTCAAGTTAGAGAATGCCTTAATGGGTTCCCTGATGTCACAACAGGATTAACAAAGAGACCTGGATTTAAGTTCTTAGCTACATTAAAGAACGCTAGTAATACTGCCTATAGTGGAACACAACTAGATGGTGGTAAATGGTTCTATATCAACAGAGGAGATGGTAATAGATATATAGGATGTGTAACGCCTAAAGTATCTAATACTAACGGTACAATTAAGATCTGGAATGCTGATACAGGTGCAGCTTGTACAGTTACAGATACAGCTACCAGCTCAGCTCTTGGAGCACATAGTTATCTAACAGGAACGAAGTTAAACTATGACGTTCTAACTGTTCATGACAGTACAATAGTAACTAACAATACAGTAACAGTTACAGCACAGTCTAATCCTACGTTTGTAGCCTCTAAGAGGGGGATGGTTATCCTTACAGGTACTGACACTCAGTTAGGAAGTGAAACCTTTTCAGTGACCGTAGCTGGTCAAGAGGCTACATATACATCTCAAGCTGCTGATGGTTATGAGGAAGTATTAACTGGACTTAAGTCAGCTATAGAAAGTGAAAGCACATCACATTCTTTAGGTCTTACAGTTTATAAATTTGGTACTGGTTTAGTTATAGATAGAGCAACAGCTTTTACTCTTACAGCTAAAGGTGGTAAAGATAATAAAGGTATTGTTGTATTTCAGGACTTTGCTGTAGATGCTTCTTACCTACCATCTCAAAGTCTTCACGGACATAAGGTCGAAGTATTAGGTAAGTTTTCAGAAGATAATGATAACTACTATGCAGAGTTTGTAGCTCATAATGGTACGTCAGGTGATGGATACTGGAAGGAGACTGTAGGTCCAACAGCTTCACTTGGCTTTAACGCATCAACGATGCCTCATCGTTTATTATGTACAGCTACTAATACATTTACCTTTGGACCAATACCCTATTCAAACAGGATTGTTGGTGATGCTATTACTAATAAAGATCCTCAGTTTGTAGGACAGAAGATTCAACAAGCTTTCTTCTATTCAGATAGACTTGGTTTCTTAAGTGATGACACAGTAACCCTAAGTAAAAGTCAGGATGTATTTAATTTCTACAGAGCTTCTGTAAGAGGTTTAGCAACTGGAGATAGGATTGGTGTTAACGCTACTTCTATTAGACCAGCTGTATTACATGCTGTATTACCAACCACACAGGGTCTAGTTCTATTTAGTAAAAGTCAACAGTTCTTACTCTTCTCAGAACAAGGTCCATTAACACCTGATAGCACAAAGATTAGACCTATCTCAAACATGGAGATGGATTCAGATGTAGATCCTATTGATGTAGGAACTCACATGAACTTCATCAGTAAGACTCCTAACTACACACGAGTGTTTGCTATGCAGACTCGTGGTCTAGGTGAGAGTCCTAACATCCTTGATATAGGTAGGGTTGTTAATGAGTGGATAACTATTGATGTAGATCATCTTGTAGCAAGTGTTCAGAATGACTTCCTAGCTATGTCTAGTCAGTCAAGTGATGAGATCTATTTTTACAAGACTTACTCAGATGGTAAAGAGCTATTGATGGAGTCTTGGTTCAAGTGGAAATTACCTGGATTAGTTCAGACAATTGCTATAGACCAAGATGATATGTACTCAATTACCAAGCAAGGTAATCAGTACACACTAGCCAGGGCTAACTTAACTATGAGTCCTGACGCATCTATTATTACTAATGCACAGGGTCAAAAGATTAACCCATGTATTGACTTATATGCACAGGCTACTTCTGTTGCTTATGACTCAGCTAATGATTTCTCTAAGTGCTATATACCATTTGCAAATCTAACTGATCAAAAGAACGTACTTGTGGTAGGTGGTACTACTGCAGCTGGAACATTCAATAACTCTGGCTTTACTATCACACCAGAAACAGGTTCGGATGGTACAGGTACATACTTCAAAGTACCTGGACAAGATCTAACAAGTATTGCAAGTAACGTCTATGTAGGTTATGCCTATGACTTTGATGTAGAACTACCTAAGTTATATTTTAACTTAACTGAAGATGGTAGAAACACAGATTTCACTGCACATCTAACAATAGCTAGATGCAAGTTTGATGTAGGTCTTTCAGGTGTGATGGGCTTTAAGCTTAAAACTACAGGAAGACTAGCTGGAAGTAAAACCTATACAGGCGATGGATCGACTACAGACTTTAACTGGACAGTAGGAGATATAGATTATGTAGATAGAAGTCAGTTGAAAGTAAAGGTAAATAATGTAACCAATACAGCTTTCACCTTCTTAAGTGATACAGAAATACGATTTAATTCAGCACCTGCTGATGGATCAACAATACTTATCTACTTAGATGAATGGTATCAACTACAACCTGTCACCTCAGCTAATACATATCTAGCTGATGATGTACCTCTAGAGGAATCGACAGTGTTCACGATACCAATCCATCAACGTAGTAAAAACTTTAACTTACGAGTCTTTACTGACTCACCATTCCCCGTGTCTTTGAACTCGATGATGTGGGAAGGAACCTACTCACCGAGATTTTATAGGAGGACTTAAATATGATGATGAATGATTTTGGCGTCCCAATGAGTGACGCTGAAATGACTATGCAGCCTATCAAACCTCACGAGGAAATGATGGCTGCCTCTGGTGTTCAGTCGAATTGGATTGGTGCAGCAATAGGTATAGGAGCTTCAATATTCTCAGGAATGAAAGCTTCCTCAGCTGCTAAGAAACAAGCAAGACAGCAGAACGAAGCTGCTCAAAGACAGTTTGAATACAACACTGATCTTTGGGAAATGAGTAAGGATAAGCTTGTAGCTGACCGTGATTACTTAATAGATTCTATTGAGATAAAGAAAAGAAATGAACAACAACTAGCTGCTTATACAGATAAGGTTGCAGGCTCTAGACATCAACATAACTTGCAGATTTGGGATTATCAAAACAAATCTTTACAAGCACAATATGATAAATCTGAAGAGGTATATGCAGGTCGTATAAATCAAAACGAACAATCAGCACAAGCTGCTAGAGAAGGTGCTGCTACTAAGTTTGAACAGCTACAGAGACAAGTAGCTTATGACAACCAAGATCAGGAACTACAACACATCCTAGAGATGAATGCTGTCAAGAATAATGATGGTTTAAGTCGTGCTGATTATGGTCAAAGTAAACGAGCTTTACGTGGATATTCTCATGCAAGGTTACAACAAACAGTACTGAGTGGATCGAAAGATTTCGTACTAGATCTGAAAGAGATTGCACTTGATAAGTCAGCTGCAAACCTTTCTGCTTTTGCACAGAAGATGCTTAAACCTGGATTACTACCTAAACCACCAGCACCATTACCAACACCTACTGCAGAGTGGCAAATGCCTAGAGCATTGGAAGAGTATGACTTTGGTCCTCCTCCAGTTATGGGAGCACAAGCTTCTGTTAGTGCAGCTGGTAGTTCCGCATTCTGGGGAACAGCTGGTAAAGGTATAGCAAGTGGAGCTGCCTCAATAGCAGGTGGCTTAAACCTCGGTGGAGGTGGAGGTGGTTATCAACCAGTAGGCTCAACAGCTAACACATGGGCGTGGGATAGCTCAAATCCGTCATATCATGAAATTGGTTAACAACTATGGCTAGTGGATATAGACCTTCGTCTAAGGACAGGTCTACTTTTAAAAACAGAAACACAGGGGATGGTGGTCAATCCCAGTTACGACAAAGGGACCAACAAGTCATCCAAGGGATGCAGCAACAAAGAGACGCAACTGAGAGAATACATGGCGATAAGATCGCTGCTCTCAGAAGAGTTCATCAATCTCAAGAGATTAATAGGGCTGATATTAAACGTACGATTGAAGATCAGTCTTACCAGAACCGTCGTGATGCCATACAGAAAAACAGAGATCTAGAATACCAAGCTCTTATGCAGAAAGCTAAGGAGTTTGGTAATCAATCTCAGGTATGGCAACAACTAGCACCTTCCTTAGCTGAAGGTCTTAGTCAGGTAGGTAATAGTTATGTAGAACAAGCACAAGCTAGAAAGATAGCTCAGGCTCATAAGGACGGAGTTGCTAGTAGAGGATTATGGTCTACCGTTCAGGACCAAGCATTAAAAGCTTCAGACCTAGATGCTATGGCTGACGCTATGGCTGCTAAGAACAAAGGACTTACGGGACTAGCTTTAGTATTTGCTAATGGATCACCTTGGAGCAATGTAGGTGTACACAACGTACATGCAAGACGTGCAAAGGCAACTATTGATCAAGACTTAGACTCTTTCCTTAACTCATTAAAACGAGGAGGTGTTACGGTTGACTCTACAAATACAGATCTTCATATAGAGAACTTCCGTGCGTTAAACATTAAGGTAAATGGATGGACTAACTCAACTGCTAAAGGTGTAAGTGAGTGGAACGAAGCTTTAACCGCTAAAGGTGAAGCTATGAAAAGGAAGTTTATAAATGCTGAGAACCAAGTAGAAGGTGAAAGAGGTTATAAACGAGCATCTGAGATTGCTAAATCAGAAGGTCTGGATGAACACAATATAGGTTCTTTAGTACAGAGACAGTCGTTAGTACTAACTGATGGAAAGCTACCTAACATGGCTGAATCTATTGAGAAGGTCTTTGTTGAGGATTTAGCAAAAGATCTGACTGTACCTTTAAATGATATTTATAACGCCTTAGATTTTCTGACTCCTGAACAGGGTCGTCAAGAGAAGTATCCAACCTACGGTTCTCGTAATGCAGCTCTTAAAGAGAAGATTAGAGTTGCTAGAGCTGAGGCAGGTGATATTGAAAGAAAGCTAAAAGATAAAGAGAATAAATATAAGGATTCAGTAGAGAAAGAAAAAGCAAAGGCATGGCTTAGTCATACAAAATCCTACGATACAGGTGGTGAGAATGAAGGTAAAGGTTGGTCTGGTGATGGTAATGAACGTCAACAGAAAGTTGAATGGGCTAAACAACTCGGCTTAACTGAAACTGCAACTCTCTTAGAAAGCTACGCTCCATTTGATGAGACTCAATACACAAAGGGTCTGCAGCTAAAAAACATAGAAGATTTGATTAAAGGTGGTTCCCTTGAGAAAGCACTGAATATTATAGAGAACAGCCCCTTACTAACTACTGAGGATCGTAACGAAGCTAAGGCTAAACATCTTAAGGTCTTACAACACTTTGCTCAAGCTGGTACAAGTGAAAAGAAGATAGAAGATCAACTAGAAAGCATTCTATTAATTAATGTTGAAGGTACTTATGTAGGTAACGAAGGTAAAACTAATATACCTAGCCTAGGAGGAGCTGTAACAGGTGGTAAAGCCTACCTAATGGATAGGTTTAGACATCACGATAAGCTCCAACCTGATACACCAGAGGGTTACTCTGAAGCCTTAAAACTTGCTTGGGGAGATACTCAAGAACGGATTGATAAGAATGAGGGCTTTGCACATGTAACTAAGGGTCTAGATTCAAAAACAGATAAGTCTTACTATACAAAATATGAACCAACTGTAAATACTGTTGCTATCAAAGCAGACGAGGAACTTACACAAGTATTAAAAAGCAACCCTGTAATCAAAGATGCTGATGGTCAGATCTCTTCACTAGGAGCATGGGAAACAGAAGAAATCCTTTCAACTGATTACCTTCATTCTATTGCTACAGATCTAAATGAAGGGAGACCTATTGTTGTGCCTGGGAAAGTTCTTGAAGAATCAATCAGATCAGGTGTACCAGTAGATATCTTAATTAATGCTCAGTTAGCTCAGAAAAGAAAGCGTGGGGATAAGGAGGCTTCATTTAAAGTAAGGATGCAACCTGGACCTAGAGATATAGCTATGGAAGGTGTATTTCCTGGTTATATGAATGTCAAAGATCGTATCGCACATGCTCACGGTTTACTTACAGTACAGAACTTAGTTAACTTTTCGGATACTGGAGGTAATCAAAACCTTGCTAATCGAGATGAAGCTGTTAATAATGCAACTCAGTTCACACCAGAGGATTTAGCATACATAGAATCAGAAGTCCAGAAAGCAGTTGATCGTTCCTTTAAAGAGGAGTTTATTGTCAATGGTAATACTAAGTTTAAATGGGCTGAGATCAAATCAGTCTGTCAAGAATGCAACCTAGAAGATGTTGACTTTTCAAATGTAGAAAACAATAGATATAAGTTTAAACCTGGTTCTATGACTCTACAATCTATCCTCGAAGCTATGGGTAGAGGTCAACTTACAGGTGTTTATTATAACCCCGTTACACAAGATTTATTATTGGAGGATGATTAAAAATGAGCGATGACTTATTATCTATCATTAACGAAGAAAAAGAACAAAACCCTAATCCTCCAGAACCAGAGCATAAAGGAAATTATTCTACACCTACTGGAGCTGAGTTAAATCAGCAAGGTGGGTTACAACCTATCAGCGTTAAGGAGCAAGCATCACTACAAACAGGTGGTGGTACTGACTGGAGAGGTGAATTAAAAGCTTGGAGAGCCTTACCACAGGGTGATGAAAGGTTATTAGCTAGAGATAACTGGACACAGAAATACCTTGGTATGAACTACGAGGAGTATGCAGGTAAAAACTGGATTGAACAAGGGATGCTTAGGTCTAACAGATTAGATCAAGCAAACTGGTTAAATCCTAAGACAGCTGCAAACCAAGCTTTGATGGGTGTTGCTAACTTTGGGATGGATGTCATAGGACACGTCCCAGGTGGAGCAAAACTTGACGATTGGTGGGATGAGCACACAACAGCTAAAGATCCAATCGTACAAGCAACTAGA